CTTCATCTTCATAATTATATGCCTTATTAAAATTTTGCATCCATCCTTCATTACCACCCAGTTGTTTACGTAGGGTTTGTCTGGTATACCTATCCATTTTGTATATAGCACCACCCCAATATGGTGTGTCCATACTGGCCAACATAGGGTGCCACTGCACTAATCTTTTATGTAGATTTTGTTGAACCTCTGCATATAATCCTATGCCGGGTTGGTCAAATACATTTAATGTCATTTGATCAGGTCTAAACATATCAATGTCCAACATTAATACATTATCCCATTCATCAAACTCTTCATGTAACATGTGTACTTTTTGGCATGCATTTGTTAAATTTTTTCTAAATGGTTTTCCTTCTACTAATCTGTAGTCGGCATCTATCATGTCGGCGTAGTCCATAATGTTCCACTGTGATTCATAATCAAGTGGCCTCATTTGACCATCAAAGTGTTGTAGTATTATGTTACGCATTTTTCTTTAACACCGTATATCCAACATTTGTCATGCCGCGTTCATGCACTTTCCAAGCACGATTTTCATTACACCAATTTTCCAAACACATTTGCAATGATTGATTGACATATGTATCATGTGCAATAATATACTTATTTACAGAAACACCATGTAGTTCTAATTCTTTTTTCATATGATCAGGTTTATGTAATGAATCAATCAACATCATATCAACAGGTGCACCAAGTGATGCAAGTGATCCTGAATCTGCATCTTTTACTACCAACTCGATACCATGTTCTTTGCAGTATGCTTCAGCCAGTGGTTGTAGTTTCCATCTATATTTGTAGTGATTAACGTCTATCAACTCAATATATTTTGGTTTTGTTAACATTACACATGCGGCAGTGCCGCCTTGATGTGTACCTAACTCTTTATATGAATCGCATTCTTCCATATATTTTGTTATAGCATCATGCTGATCGCAATAAGCTTTACCATGTGCTACTTCTTGTTGAAGTCTGATTGATTTGTAAAATTCTTCTACAGTTTTTACATGATTTAAATCGGCTGTAAGCATATTATTGTCCTTGTATTTTATTTATTTGACTGACTAAACTATCAGGTGTAACGGCATCATTTGGCCAGCCTTTATGAACTGGTAACTTCCAATCTTTTATCGGTAAATTAGTTATACCATATAATGCTTCTTTTGGCCAATCATCTGCAGTTCTAAACATGATATGTACTAACTTTGTATCTGCTGTACGAGTGTCACCAATCTTAGCGTTAGGATGTGAACCAACTTTATGCATATATGAGTTCCAACCATTATGCATTCTTTTAAATTTAAAACCATTCATATGAATAAATGCTGAGAAATAATCTTGGAAAAAAACGTAGAATCTTGGAAATCCATTTCTACTAATCACGTTAACATATTCTTGAAATGACGGCCACTGAGTTTTCATCTTCTTCAAACCTTCTTTGGATATAACTACAACACCTGTGTTATAAACCATAGGTCTTTTTTGATCGTCATATGAATAATCTATATTCCATTCAGATTTTAAAATATCGGTCCATCTATTATCATTTTGGTTTGTAATACCTGCAACATTAAATATTTGTCTATAGTGAGGTTGATTAGGTTCAGTACATATACCTGCATCTTCATCATCTAGTTGTTCAAATAAATTTTCTTCTAAGTTATCTTTTGGATATACGTCAATGTCAATTAATGCTACATTATCATAATCATCAAATGAATCATCCACTAAAGGATTTGCTGGTTCATAATAAATTGGTACATTAACTTTTTTACCTGCAATAATTTTATTATGATCAAACCTGTATTCTGCACCAATTTTATCGGCATACTTTTTCATAAGTTCTGTACTGTAAATGACACCCGGCTTTAAGTCACCTTGCCAATATTGATAAATTATATTTTTCATTTATGTTTCTCCAAAAATTTCTTTGCTGTATATAATGCAGAGCCTATTGCTTGATGCATGTCAATATACACGTACATACCGCATCTACCTATAAACGTCATATTTGATTTAATTAAGTTTTTATATTCATGATATTTTTTTCTATTTTCGCCATCAACATCTTTTACTGGATAGTATCTTTCATAGTCATTAAATTTATAATCACAAGGTTCTTCATATGTTAACGCAGTTACATAATCATTTTTACCGTGTTCTGGAAAGTTTTTCCATTCAGTAACTCGTGTGTAAGGTCCATCATTTGTAAAATTAACATTTGAAGTAGGTAGAACTTTAGGCATCGGTAATGTTACGTGATGAAACTTTATTGAACGATAAGGCAGTTGACCATATTTAAATTGAAAGTATTCATCTATTGGCATACAATTAAAGATATGATCATAATCTTTTTCCATAGTTTTATCAAAAGGTTGAGACAACTTAACGTTAATTCTATCTTCGTTTAAAATCATTTCAAAAACTTTTGTATATCCATCTTTCGGCATGACTTGATATGCATCATTTGGAAAGTATTCTTCATTGTCATCATCACGTACTGGTACTCTTCTTAAAATAGACGGATCAAGTTCTTCTATTTTTTTACCCCACATCTTATATGTATAGGGTGCATAAAACGTGCTTATTATATTATCTTCACCTACAATTCTTTTTGTTTCACGATTCACAGGTAGTGTTACATATGTTCCATCACTCAACATGGCTTTGACTTTATGTCTGTATTCTACCCACTCACCAAATTGAGTTATCCAATCATAAACTCTCTTAACATTTGTATGAAATATATGTGGTCCATATTTATGAATACGTATGCCGTCATCATTTACATAATCATAAGCGTTACCACCTATGTGATCTCTTTTATCTATAATATCGACTGAATGGCCGGCTTTTGCTAATTGATTGCCAACCACGGCACCGGAGAATCCAGCACCTACTATTAAGATTTTAATTGCTATACCTCATAATATTTTCCAAAATCCTCATATTCACCTGCACGCTTTGCCTGTAAATCAATCATTGTCTTATAAGTTGGAACTTTATTTATTTGACAATGTAATACGGGTTGTCTTAATTTTACATTGTTAATATTAGTGACAACTTCTAAGTTATCAATATCTTTAGGATAAATCATCTTAGTTGTTTTGTCTTCAACTATAAACTTACATTCATTGTGTTTATACATTAATGGTAACCAATAATAATGAAACAATTGTTGTTCGCCATTAAACTTTAAAGTTATTACCACGGTTTAGTTGCCTCGACTACTGCAGAATGCAGTGCTCTTATTTTTCCCGGCGTATCAATATTTTTAAAATCTGGTACACCACTTTCTTGATACGGATATAGTTTAACGTTTGTGTAACCTATGTCTTTTAATGTTTCCATCATTTCATTTCTTGACCAAATATATAGGTGTTGACCTTTTTGATATAATAAACCTAATGCACACTGTTCACGCTTTGACCTATGTGAATTTCCGGGCGGTGAGAATTGTTCTTTTACAATATAAAAGTTGTAGTAGTGTTCAACAAACATTTGCTGGTCTGGTGTAAGTTCATCATTGCTGATCAATACTTCTATAAATTCATAAGGTGGCCAAACAGTTCTAATAACTCCTCCTGGCTTTAATATTCTCATTACATCTTTAAAAAAATTTATGCCTTGATATTTGTATAAGTGTTCTATAAAATGTTCTGAATATACACCAAAGTATTCGTTATCATTGTAAGGTAGTGGTAAATTTGTTGCATCACCTTTTACTACACCTGCGTGTGTTGCAAGATTCATGACTTCCCAATTCAAACCTCTTGGTCGTTCAGCTGCTATTTCTAAGAACTTTGCCATATACTTAACTCCGTTTTTTCTAGTCTTGGCATATCAAATTTAGTTCTTGCCAAGAAATGATTAATCTTTCCATCAGGACCACCGCGCCATTGATACGGCATTCTATTCCAATGTGTATCTAATTCTGTTACTTCAAAAATTGGTTGTGATAATTGTAAGTTGATATACATCTGTTCCGTATATCTGGTATGTAGAATATAGTTATCTACTGAAGTAAAATGTTTACGTGCTTTAATTCTACCTTCTTTTGACCAAAGTTGTAAACCACCATTCATATACCTAAATTTTTCATCTGGATATAATTTACTTTTTGGAAACATCCAGTCTTCACCCCATAAATGTTTGCCATAAGCTACTATGCCTCTTTTATAGAGTGGTTGATACATAACACGACTAAGCCAACCTGCTGGACCGCCAGTATGAACGCCAAGTTCATGTACCATTGCAACATCTTTAATATCTTTTTGAAAGATATTTTCACCGACATCTGCGTGTATAAGCATGTCTAAATCGATAGAAAGAATATGATCGTACTGATCATACTTCTCATCAAATACAATTTTTATTGAATCAAGTCTTGGATCTATTTCTTTGAAAAATCTATCATGCGATAATTCATATTCAGCACCACAATAATCGGCATAGGCTTTTGCAGATCTTGAACCAGCTAAAGCCCATTCCGGCATTCTTATACCACCCATATCAGCGTCAAACGATTCATAAGGTATATAATATTGGAATACTAAATTTTTCATTACAAAACTTTTGTTTTATTTTTTCTTGGCTAGTGCCTCTTTACCATAAAATGCCGCTACGATTGCAGCAACAGATACAAAGTAAACTGCAGCCATATCACCTAATATTTTTGCAGCATTATCGAGATTAAATACTGTTGCAGCAATAACAAAAGCAGGATAAAGTAACATGCCGCCAAGAGCAAACCAAGCCATGTTTCTTTGTGCATCTTGTTTTTTATCTTCATTTTCAAGCATCATAAGTTTTTGTTCCATTTCAAACTCTTCATCAGTAACTACACCGTCACCGTCTTTATCAAATGTCGCGTATTTGCTTCCGGGTTCTAATTGTTTTTGTGCAGCCATCGCTAAACTCCTTTATTTTCTTCGCTAACGTTAGTGCATCATCAAATCCTTTTCTTAATGAATTTGATTTATGGCCATTCTTTATAAACCATTCTATATTATCTATATCAGATCCTTCCGGCATATTGTAACCTTTAGTGATAAATTCAAATTCAGATCTTAATTGTATTGCTTCAGTTAATTTCATTAGTGACCAAACATCTTTCTTGTTCTATATTCTTTTATTGTGTTATGTAATAAATCAGTCCAGTTATCACGGTGTTCTACAAAGACTGACGGCTTTTCATGGTCCACGTCCATGATGATTACTATATTAGGCACAACCATGCCTGTACGTTCTTCCCACATAATGGAATACGCCGCACCTTGTGCAAAGTAATTAGTAATTTTTTCTTTCTTTTTTATGTAACGAGATGTTTTAAAATCTATGATAGACGGTACACCATTATATTCAGCAATACAGTCACATCTACCAGCCACACCTAAATGATGACTAAATAAGGGAACTTCTAATCCGAATATCTTTCCAATATTTGTATCGAGTACTGGCCTTAGATTTTCAAGGCTTTGTCTTATGTTTGGTAGGAAATCTGTTGTGTCTTCATTATTTAAATATTTTTCAACTATACTGTGGACTCGTGTGCCACGGCCGGAAGCCACGCCACTAACACGATTGGCTTCTTCCTCGCCGACACGTTCACGCCAAGCTTTAATTATATGTTCATTAAGTATGCTTAGAACAGTCGTAACGCTAGGATAAGACTTACCATCAGGAGTACGGTAAGTTCTCCCGCTGTTGGTGGTATTAGCATCCAAGTCTTCATAGCCAATATCAATTTTTTCATGACTAAATGTTTTCTTTATTTTGTTGCCCATAATTATATTTAAAAAGATCTCTCAATTTTTCTTTTTCAACGCAATAGATTGCCTCAGGTGTTAATTCAAAGTTATATGATGCTGCTGCTGTATTGTAAATTCTTTGATACATAACAGATACATAATCTTTACATTCGGCAACACTGCCGAAAGAAGGACTTTGAAATATATATAGAGGTCTATCAATTGACATGGTGTTAGCCATAATAAATGATACCACTAAAAAAATGTTCATATTTTCTCCTATACCTTTATAGTATTTCCTCTTCCAGAATTTTGTTTAATTCTCTTTAAGTTATCTTTCCAACCCTGATCGGTTTTAGATAGGAGACTTCCTTGGTGTGATATAACGCCAGGAAATTTAAGAACTTTAATACAATTATGTTTTTTTAAATATTCTTGTAATTCTTCAGAACTACATTCAATGTCATATTCGTCACCTTCTTCCAAAGGCTTTACTGTATATCTAGGCAACTTGGTATCCTTTCCACCAATCAGGTGCAGGTCTTCCCCAATCCCATTTAGCAAATGGTTTCGCTTGATGGTAATAGTTTCTATATGCTTGAACTGCATCGCCGGGAACCATGCAATCTGGAAAATGACTCATGGCTTGTACGAATTCGGTAAGACCTATATCTGGTATATTTATAGGCGGAGCGGCCAATATTGGACCTAATTTTTTAAAAGTTATGTGTTCTTTTTTTCTACGGAATTGAAATTCTCTGGCCATCGCAACAAAATGTGCATAGTGCCAGTTGTAATTAGCTAAACTTGCTGCTGTCCATGTAGTACATGGATGATATTTGTGTACGGCAAGATAATATAAATCATCACGTATATCACCAAAAGAGTAATAGGTTTGCATAGTTTTGCCGGACTTTGACCTACGTTTTTCTGGTTTACCGTCAAGTAAACGATGTACTGTGCTTAGCATTTGTGCAGATTCAATAATCATTTTTGGAACATGCTTGTCACATAACATTTGTGCAGCAATTATTGGATCTTTATCGAGTATAAAAATATTCATGTTTCACCTTAAATAATAATATAATACCATAGTTTTTACGATTTGTAAACAACTATTTTTTCACTTCATTTGAATTATCTTGTAGTAAATTAGGGAAAGCTTCTTCCACAACAGGTCTTGTTATACCTTTTAAATTTTCTTTATTAATCATAGATAAAACAACTTTAGCATCTTCAGGATGTACACCTTCTAATATACCAATAAAAATATTTTCTCTCTTATATTTTGGCATTTTTTCACCTACACCACCTCTTACAAAATATTTAAATTTTGTATTTTCTCTTAGTAAATTTGCGGGGTGATGATGAGCTGGAGATGGTGTATAAGGTGGTTTACCCGTTGGTAAATTCCATTGTACGGTAGAATCCATCGAACCTCTGATTATATCTTTTAAAGCCCATGATTCATTGGTTTTTAAAATCTTAACTTTATCATTACGATTTCTTTGTTTACCAACTTCTTCCAGTATTTCAAATACATATTTTGTCATTAAATAAACTCCTGTACACTTTCAATCAATTGATTACATCGGTTTGCTACAAGATATGGATATACCTTACCTCGCCTCATCCACCGTGCATCTGGCTTATCGGCCATGAAGTTATTTATAATCTGTCTTTTAAGATCATCTGGTGTTTCGGTTAAGTCAATTAATTTCTTATTCCTACAATAGTTACGATACCATGATGCAGCATATAACAATTCACCTTCTTCTAAGTCTTGAATAATATCATCAACTTTCTTTTGTGACATAGGCTTTTGTCTAAATCCTTCAATAAATACATTATCTTCGGATAAGATGTTTGGTACACCATCGCCTTTATCACCACGTATAATATGATTTTGTAAATACACTCTTGGATTATCTACAGACAATTCTTTTTTAAGAAGAGGAGAAAACTGCCTAACATTTCTAAATTTTTGTAGTTGTAAGAAATCTCTATCAGAAGATACAATCATATATTTTTGTGGATTGAAATCATTGTTGTGATCTGGATTCATAGAAACTAATGTGCCTATAACATCATCGGCTTCACAACCATCAACTTTTATAACTGTATAAGGAAAGTTTTCTGCAATTTCTTCACGTATTTTATTTAAGATACGAAATGCTTCATTCCAATCAAATGTGGAAGTGCCTCTATCTTTTTTACGATTAGCTTTATATTGTGGAAAAGCTTTCCTTCTCCAATTATTAGCTGCGTCGACGGCAAGTATCATTTCGCCATATTCATCTTTGTATCTTTTGTGATACATTCTAAGGGAGTTAAGTATCATATGACGAATCATTTGTTCATCAAAAGTTTTATTGATGATGATACTTGCCAACGCTATGCCACTATAATCAACGATAATCATAAGGCATGTCTCCTATAAACATATACATCCCAGAGTGTGGCATTTTTCATACCACCTTTAGGATCACCAAAGTAATTAAAACCATTAGTTGGTTTTCTACCTTTCTTTTCAACTCTAAATTTTTGAGTTGGTGAGTTGCAAGATCTTACAACCGCTTTAACCATTTCATATTCTTTCATGTCTTCTGGATTTTTTGGATCAAACCTACCAATCCAAGAAGATGATCTATTGTGTTTACCTATAAAGATTCCCATAATAACTACGCTTTCTTCCATGTTGGAAATTCCACATGAACCGCTCCGTCAAAATCAAGAGTAGATTCATGTGCTGATTGCATTTCACCATCAGGGTATTCTACGTGGTAGTTACCCATACCTAAGTAAGATATTATCTTAACATAATCGTCAGTAAAGTGACATCTTGCAAATTTTAATTTCATTACACTGCCTCCGCTTGTTTAGCAGCAATTTCTGCATCTCGTAGATCTTGTTTGCGAACAAAATCATTGCCAGCCACACACTGCTTGATTGTGAGGAAACCTGTCTTTTCAAAGAAAGACAAAATGTTTTGAGCAAACTCGCTCCAATGCCTACGCTTTTGAAGACCATAAACGAGTCTTCTATTGATAGGGCACTTCATAAATCTATCTTGCTTAGCAAGCACACTGTTAGGAAATCTTCTAATTTTTTCCTGTCTATTAAACATTGCTTGATCTATATTCATAATTTAACTCCCATAAATTTTTATTATAGATATATTCTACCATAGTTTTATGCAAATGTAAAGGAAAAAATGCATTTAAATGAAAAAAAGTGATTAACATATTAATTAAATTTTTTCCAAAAAGAATGAAGTACATAAAACCAAACTGAATTTATTGCAGGCTCTATTAAAGCCACTGCACCAGCTTCCCATATACTTGCACCTGTTATAATACTAACAACCATCATAGCAATCAGAACATGACCTGTAAAAAATATTAAAGACAATGCTAAACTACTAGTTTTTAAAAAGTTTTTAAGTTTATCTTTGAACGTAGGTTTACCGTAAACTGCTCTGTGCCACTCAGGACTTTGCCTAAGTTTCCACAACATCCAATCATAATATCTTTCAGGTTCTGCATCTAAAGGTTTTGGATCAGGTAATTCGACGTA